AACGAATCGCATACGAATCGCATAAATCCTCCTTAAAGGAAGATCAATCGGCAAGAAGCACGGGGCACGGGGCACGCGAACCGTCACCATGGGGTTTATCACCCCATGCCCCGACCCCACCGCTACGAGACAAGCTCTCCGCTCTCGGGGCCCACCGTCTCCAAAAAGTGAATGAGCTGAACGGCCTGCCACAATGGAGAGATGAGCCTGATCACAGAAGCGCTACAAGCGGCCTCGGTGCATCCGTGGTGGACTGCACTCGCCATGGTCATCCTCTGGCTGGTGGTCTTCTGGCTGCTGCGCAGATCGCCCTCACGGCGCACCAGATCAAGGCGCACCGAACGCGATTGGAGGGAGACGGTATACAACCCGAAGCAATACCGGCGTCCGCGCGAAGACCGATCACCGCCGCGATAAGTACACCGCCAGCAGCACAGCAATCTCAACCACGATAGCCGCAGCCATTGCAATGCGCCACGCGCGACGCACACGAAGCCGCCGCCGTAGCCCGACCTCAGCCGCCGACATGCGAAACGGAGCACGCTCGACGTCACCCGTGCGCTTGCGCCAAAAATCTCTGTACCAATCACGGTCATCTGCTGGCATTCGATCAGTCTACCCCGCCACCTCGAGCCAGCGAAGCCACAGGCCGGGAGGGATCGGCAGCGGGCAAACCTGAATCAGGCTTGGAGGGATCGAAGCGACGACGCGACATATCCGCCCACTCAGCGCAGGCCGCATCATTGACCCTTGTCCCCTGCTGAGTCATGCAGTAGCAATCGGCCTCACCCACGCATATTTGCCCGACGATGCGAGGCATAGTCACAACCTGCCGCAGAGCGTCATAAATCGGGGCCGAGCGCGGCTCATAAGAGACCACAGGGACGAATTCAGAGACATCGTAGGGCTTGCCACCAGCCGACCCGCCACCGGACGCGATGGGCTTGTCCTTCAACTTGGAAGGCAAGGCACCGGGAACAGATGACGATGCGGGTTTGCTTTCGGCAGCGGGCGCACCCTTGGACGCTATGCGATTCATGAGCGTGGGCACCAGCACGGCGGCAGCAACAAGGGCAAGGCCGACCACGTAGAGCAGCGGAGGAACGGAGGTCTTCGGCTTCGTGTGAAGCTCGGAAGACAGATAAAGATTGAAGGCGCTTTTGTCGTACTTGAACGGCGATTTTTTCAGAGCCTTTGAGTACATCAGCGACTGCGAACAGTGATCCCACTCGTAGACGATGGATGCACCCATTCCGCCGATGCGGCGCACGTGCAGATGACGCCCGACAAGAGCGCGCACGTTGCGATCCAGCAGCATCGGATGCTGCGTAATCAGGATGAAATCGACGCCCTTATGGCGGTGCGTTTCAAGCGCGCTGATGTAGTCGGGCACCTTCGAGCCATTGGCACGCGGAGGCCAGCAACGTTGCACTTCGTCATAGGTGATCACATCGCCCGGCTGGCACCACTGTTGCCAGTCAGCAAGACCGCCGCCAGCGTCCGGCCCGATCAATTCATGATCGAGCAAGAGCCGCGGAATGTTCGTCAGGATGCGGCGCGGAGTCTCGACAGGTTGACCGTTCTGGTCGGTGCTCTTGACCACCGAGCCGACCAGATCGCGCAGGAGCTTGCTGATAGCGTAAAGCGTTTTCCCGGCCCCCGGCGTGCCGGTGATCAGCGTGATCATGGGTTAGCCGAGAGGATGCGACTGGCCTTGGTGATGTTCCAGATCAGCACCCGCGTGAGGAGCGCGCCGAAGATGATGGAGAGGGCCTGACCGATGCCTGCAAGGCCAGCAAGTTGAAGGATGCTAGCAGGCAGGCCACCCCACGCCGATTGCGCCGAGCCGATGACCTGATTGATCATCAAATCCATGCCCGCGTAAGTAACCAGAGACAGACCCAAAGCAATCATCACGCGCGCGATGATCGGCTGTACCAACGACATCAACAGAGCGGCGAAAGGCATGATCAACCCTCGGGACGTGGTGCGACGATGAACACGGCAGAGATGGCCGCCAACAACAAAATAATCGGCCTCATGAGGTTGGAAATCCAACTGCACGGCTGGGCCATGTCCAGCGCTGTGAACGTGGTCCCCGCTATCGTCAGGGTGAGATTGGCCGGACAGCTTCCACCGCCGAAGGTCGGCCCCTGCTGCATCGTGATCCGCCGGGTTTCAGACGGGATCGCTTCGGCTGGTGGAGCTTCGCCGGGATTCATGCAGCCGAGAGAGCCGGGATACTTGTCGCAGTCGGTGTAGAAATCAGGCACCGGGCGCGGCGAGTTGTCCGGCGCTGGCGTCGGATCAGGTACCGGAGAAGGATCATTGGTCACCGTCGTGACCTGCGTCACATCGACCCGCCATGGATCGCTCACGGTTGGAGACGGCTGCACCCGGTACCATGGTTGCGTGTACTGCTGCGGGCTGCTGTTCGGAATAGGAACCGGATCACCATCGGGGTACATCAACGGATCGGGCGAAGGCATCAACTCGGGCGCCGGGTTCACGTCCGGCCCCACAAGAGGATCGCCGACCGGTTGCGTGATCGGATTGATCACCGGCTTAGGATCGACCGGAATCGGCATATCCAAGTAAGGCATGAGCGCCGGATTGATCGGCGTTGTGGGCAAAGCTCCCAGCTCGTCAATCGACGCATGACGCGGCCCCACCGCTGGCATGCCCTCAGTCTCAACGATCGGATTGTTCCCGGTGCAGTAATAACGTAGCGTATTGCCGACGCGCGACATGATCTTTACGGCAGGGCGCGACTTGCAGTAACCAGACTCCCAAAACGCAACGCACGTACACATGGAATCCTGCCCGGAGAGAGTCTGCAGAGGCTGGTTATAGGGATCATTGAAACCATAGTTTCCGGTGGCTGCGTCAGCATCAAACGCAACGCGAAGCGTGCGCCCATCCTCAATGCGCGTCTGGTCATAGTCAATTGCACCGCCCGCCGTGGCAGGCTGCGCGGGAACCTGAATCACGCCCTCTGGACTAACTTCCAGACCGTTGCCCGAACGACTGAGCCAGTCCATGACATAGGGGATCGCAGCGGCCAAAAGCTGCGCGCCCATGAGCCACGGATTGAGCTTAGAACCGCGAAGGCCGCAGCATTTCCAGCAATGCGAAACGCGACAGGAATAGTCACCGACCGAGCGCCGACGCTCATAGTCGCCTCAGTCATGACATAGCCGCCAGCGACGCGCGTCGTGTACTGCGCCCCCTGCCGAACTATCTGCGGCGTGCCATCAATCGTTTGAAATGAGGAAGGCGGCACCACTTGACCATAGAAGGCGAAGGCAGGAAAACCGACCACCGTGAGCGCGAACAACGCCAAGACGCGAACGAGCCTACACACAGCGCACCGCCCGATAAATCCACCGGGCAAGAAGGCCCATCACGCGAGCGACGGCGAGGCCCGCAAGGCCACCGAGCACGCCCCAATAAAACGAGGCAGCGGCGAGCGCCTGAGAGATGTAAACGGTTTCGTCAGGAATCACGGCAGACCTCACTTGAAGGCGATGAAAAGAATCAGGCAAAGGCCCGCTGCAAACATGTATTCGACAGGGCTTGCGATCATGGTTAATCCCTCGACGTGTCGCCGGAAAAAGGATTGAGCAGCTGCTTTACGCCCCACACGGCGACGAAGACCACGAGGAACGCATAAAACAGCGCGGTCATGTCGCTGATACGGCCCGGATCAACCTGGACGCCGGACACTTCTGCCGATGTCTGGATCACGAAGCCTGCGGAGCACGTGGGGTCAGAAACGACCGCCCCGGCACTGTCAAATTGAACGCACTGCATGATGGTGTTTTTGCCCAAGGGCCGAAGCCCTTGGAGCTTTCAACGACCAACCGGGATCAGAGCCAGCCCAGCTTCGAGCCAAGCTTTTTCAGGCCCCAAAACGCCACGAACGCGACGATGATCGCAGTCACGGCGGTAACCATGTCGGTTCCGGCAGCCGTGATGGCGGCGGTCACTTCCGTGGGAAGCGCGGCGTGAGCCGAGCCAGAAACAGCCAAGACGTAGGCCGGGATAGCGGCCAGACGAAGGGCAACAGACTTCTTCATAGTTCTCTCCATGAGACGCTGCGAAATTGCAGCCGTGAGCGCACACCGCGAACGCTCAAGGCTGAAATCTCAGGTAAGACCGACCCTCTCAAGCACCGCATGGCCGACCGTCGAGCGCGGAATAAGGCCCGTCTGCATATCGCGGCGGTAGGGCTCCCACGAGGTACAGCCACAGGCCCCCGGCACCCCGCAGGACGGCCCAAGGTGATTCAAGAATTTCCCCTGTTGCTCGCACCACAAGGCCACACGCGCGCCGCGTGAGTTCCCCAACTCCGAACTGGTCACGGGCCCAAGGTGGCAGCTTTCGCCAGGAGCGAATTACTCGCGCTTGTCCATTGAGACCCCCAATGCCGTACAGGCGCATCCCCTTGGGGAAGGCATGGAACGGC